CTGCAAGTCTCGGACAAGGTGCTTGTTAATCATCACAAACTCACCGGCCAGAGTCCGCCTGAGATACAGGTTCGTCGTGTAGGGCTCGAACGCCTCGTTATTCCCGAGAATCTGAGCCGTCGAGGCGGTTGGCATCGGTGCGACCAACAGAGAGTTCCGGAGGCCCCATTTGATAATCTCCTGCTTGAGGTTATCGAACCCGTGAGTCTCCAGCCCCCAGAGGTCGAATTGAAGCTTGCCATCGTGGGCCGGAGACCCTCGGAACGTCTCGTAGGGCCCCTCCTCCTTGGCGAGCTCGCACGACTCCTGGAGAGCTCCAAAATAGATGTTCTCAAAGATATCCTTGTTCAGCTGCCGGGCCTGGGGCTCGTCAAACGCAAGCCCGAGCATCATGTAGACATCCGCGAGACCCTGAACCCCGATAGCAATGGGTCTGTGCCGAAGGTTCGACTTGCGGGCCGGCTCTGTCGGATAGTAGTTGCGGTCGATGACGCGGTTCAGGTTGCGAGTCACGACACGAGTCACTTTGGTGAGTTTAACAAAGTTAAATTCCCCATCCTCGACGAAGGCTGGCAGACTCAGGGAGGCCAGGTTGCACACGGCTGTCTCGTCAGGGCTCGAAACCTCGACTATCTCCGTGCAATTGCCAGTGATAATTCCATTGAATACACCCATGTGCCGCTTAGGCTCGTTAAAACAGTATGTCGCATCCCAGCGATTACTATCTTCGATTGAGACGACTCTGACGTACTGTCGAACATCACGCGTCACCGGCGTAAAGTCACTCAAGTCAAGCCTGTGCGTCTTGAATCCAGCCCGAATGAGAGTTTCGACACCGAGTGCCGATACCACCAGCCGCCAGCACGCCTGAGTATCAAACATCTTTTTTCCACCCTTGCCATCCGGAAGTTCACTCTCGCCTGCTTCGTGCAAAAGACCAATTACGGAGCTTGTTCCAAGAGTCTGAAGCATCAACTGAATTTTACGAAGGAAACTAAGGTGAATAGATGCGACAGAAATGCTCTTTTGTGTTGGATTTCCGGGACACCCCTGCGTGTGACCATCTGCGTCACAGAGACCTGCAAACCATTGCAGACGGGTGGTCGCATTCTCGTACAACGGAACTTTGAACTTTTCCGGTAGGTTATATTGAAGCATCATATTTATACGGCCTTGTGAATCCTCACTCCCAGATGTTGTTCGAACGTCTAGATATTCTATCAACTTCTTCTTTTCACCATAGAGTGAAACGCCCGGGATCGTCTTGGATCCGCTATATGTTGAGTGATACGTACCATCCCCACAAAAAAACCCGTGAGTATACGGATCCCAATCTGGCGCGTCCCTATCGAGATTCACAATTGGGGGAGACCATTTAATAAGTTTGTCACCGGGCACAAGGGCAGCAGCCTCCCTGATCTCTGTTTTATTGCCGTACCCCATCTGGAGGTGAAACTTGTGATAGTCCGTGCATTCTAGGAAGGTTCCATCGCTCATGTTTACACGAATAAGATGAGAAGAATCCGATGTTTTATTCACCGTGACATTAGACCACTCTTCCCCGTTCCATACATCGACATTATGACCACTCAGGGCACTAATTCGAGAGTACCCGCTTTTTGTCAGAATTTTCGTCTCTGGTGCAACGCACAAGTTGCTGGACTTGATAGTACCTATATTCTTCTGGTTACTCTTCTCATTCACCGAATCCTTGTAGCACATGTAGGGTGTGCCGGTCTCAATCTGGGACCGAAGGACAGAGTCCCAGATTTGCCGAGCCTTGAGAACCTTCCTGAACTTTCCTTGAAGGACATATTTCGAGTACAACTCATCAAACTCTGCACCGTAGACATCCGCGAGTCCCGGGCACTCGCTCGGGCACATCAAGTGCCAATCCTGATCTTTTTCGACCGACTTCATAAATAGGTCGGGGATCCAGAGCGCCGTGAAGAGGTCCCGGCACCGAGCCTCCTCGTCACCCTGGTTGAGCCTCAGGTCGAGAAACTCCATCACGTCTGCGTGCCAGGGCTCGAGGTAGAATGCAAAAGATCCCTTGCGCTTCCCGCCCCCCTGATTGATATACCGAGCCGTGTTGTTGAAGACTCGGAGCATGGGAATGATCCCATCAGATTTACCATTCGTCCCCTTGATGACTGACCCTGCCGCGCGGATGTTCGAACAGTGGACCCCGATTCCCCCTGACCACTTGGAGATGTGCGCACACTCCTTGAGCGTCTCGAAGATTCCTTCGACCGAGTCATCCTTCATGGCTAAGAGAAAGCACGAGCTCATCTGGGGGCTGTTTGTCCCTGCGTTGAACAGAGTTGGCGTGGCGTGCGTAAAGTACTTGGCCGACATGAGGTGATAGGACTCCTTGACCCGTGCGAGGTCGTCCCCGTGAACACCTATAGCGACTCGCATAAGCATGTACTGGGGCGTCTCCCCTGGGAGGAGGTAGCCTCTCTGCATTGTTTTGATTCCAAAGAACCCATAAGTGTAATCATTCTCGTGAACAATCTCCTGATCATGGATCTGACTGACGCACTTGATGAAATCCTCGCTCACGAGACCCTTTGAGTGCAGAGCCAACGCACAGTCCGAGAAGCACTTGGGGCTCGTCTTGTGCATGTTGGAGACAGTCAGGCGGGTCGCAAGAGTCTCGTAGTCCGGGTTCACAGTCATCAGGTCTATGGCGACATCGGCGCTCAGGGAGTCTATGTCACCCGTGTGGATCCCGTCATACATATTAGAAAATACCTTTTGGGCGACCCGGTCGGCCGCTACATCCAGTCCGTCGCACAACTTTCGGATCCTCGAGGTAACCTTGTCAAAGAGCATCTCTTCCTCGGACCCATCGCGCTTGACAACCTTCATTTGCATTATAAGTTGTCTATTTTTTTATGCCGCCATCTAGTAATGGCGACCAAGTATCTCCCCACGCCGCTCGACAGTGCCTTTTTCTCTGATTTTAATCGAGAGCAGCTCCACCAGGCAATCATTCAGAGGATCAAGGCGAGCACGGGCTATGTGATCGATCGTCAGAGTGATGCTGATCTTCAGTCTTTGATGAAGAAAGTTTTTGTAAATATGCGTGGAGATCCGTATACCAATGTCAAGGGACAGCTCGACGCCATGAATCGCGCAATAATGACGGAGGCTTGTCAAACGATCGAGTCAGGCGTTCTCCAGCAGCTCGTCTATCTTCGGGACATTTCGGCCAATCCAGTACCTGAGCTCCGACCAACGAGCACCAGTACCTATGGCAATAAGCTGCCTCAAAATTTCAAGTTTGGGTTCTAGAGACCAGTCCGTAGGACTGTGATCCGTAGATCCCGGGGCCACATATCTGTTCGCCATAATATAAATAAATATTTATTTTATGAAGGCACTCGATGATATCCTCATAGGATTTTTCATATTCTTCGCCATTGACCGAGCGGTCCGCCTCTTCAGTAACGCGGTCGTTGAGCCGCGGATGCAGGCCCGTGGCGCCAGCAAGGAGACTGTAGAAAGCGCAAAAATTGCGACAGAGATGGTGATTCTCTTTGGGTGTATATTCCTCGTCATCAGGTTCAAGCGCCCCCTTGCCCAGTTAAACAGGTCTTAGGCTGTTGTACTAACTATGAACCAGTATAGAGATGAGACTATGCAAATGTGCAAACACAAGGGGTGGGACAAGGCGACCGTAAGCACTGTATGGATGCTTTACACGGAGGAGAGCGGTGAGTTGGCCAGTGCGATTCGCCAGATGCTACGGACCTACCGAAAGACGGGGCTCAAGAAGGACAAGGGGACAGATGTTACTCAGGAGATGGGAGACGTCTTCAGTTATTTATTTCAACTCGCAGGAATGCTCAATATTGACCTGGATCAGATGTGGGCTCTGCACAGGGAAAAGGTCCAGGGAAAGGTCTATCCTTGTACAAAAAATGTGGGCATCTATTAATGGCCACGGCGCTTATGCAAAACGATGACCTGAGCATGAACAGGTTCAACCCGTATACCTGGACTGGAACCTATGGCGTGTCCAGCGATGGATCGCACAACTGGAAGCCCGACGGCACCTTTACGCGCCCTTACGATGAGGCTCCAAGCGATCGGCTTGACACGAACCGTGACCTCAAGGACTTTGACGTCATGGCCCTGAATGATGCAAGTAATATGTGGTTCAACACCATGCCAGGCAAGCCGACCGCGCCTTTCCCCGCCTTCCCCGCACGCAAGTATCAGCGGGATGATGGGAACCTCACGTGGGTCAGGCCAGAGCTCAACTACAATTATGTCTACGATAAAGACTTTATCGGATCCCAGAGACTGCCAGATTCGTTTCGGCGCCGCCGGAGTGTAGGGGGCGTGAATCCCGTGCTCCTGATTATAGTAGTTGCGGCGGCTGCGTATGCTTACACGCGCATGAAGAAGTGAGACCGACCCGAAGGGTCGTGATCTGGACCCAGATCACGACAGGGGACCTTCGGTCTCAAAACGCCAATACCTTTGCAGCGACACACTTGACAAGTTTTTTAGATAATTCATCCTTTTCATTTTTGGAACGTGTTTCCAGGTTGGGGCAGAAATGCACCTCAAGCTGAATGCACCTCGCACAGAAATTCCCTTGGCACTCCTTGCACGCAAAGAACTTGGGCTTGTGCGGGCACTTGTACCCAGGGCTCGGAGCAGTCTTGACACTCATCTTCTACCACTTCACAATGTATTTCTTCCCACACAACCTCACATAACCCGTTTTTCCGGGCAGACTCGACCCGGTCCCAGAATACCTGCATAGTCTTCAGGTGCTGATCAAACCAAGCCCTGTCTCGAGTCACTCGAGTAATCATGAAAATTTCGGGAACCGTCTCCTCTGCAGGACAAGGGATGTTTCCACTCTCCTCACACGGGCCTTTGGTCTTTACAAACTTGATTGTCTCTGGTTTGTATTGAACAAAATCACAATTTTCAAAATCAAGAATCTCAAGAAGGAGCTGAATTTGAGGGAGGTAGTGCTCCGGCACCTTGTCTTCAATCTTTCGAGTCAAGGGGCACTTGATCTCAACCAGGAGACCATCCTCCGTGATTCCGTCTGCCGACCCGCCGAGAAAGGGATACTTGGGGTGCTGGACCAGCCCAATCTCGTGGGTCTTGCGCCCTGTCCTCGCGTCATACAAGTCACGGGCAACTGGCTCGAGAAGAGTCCCGTGGGCCGTCGCGGCATTTCCGGCCCAAGCCTTCTTCAGAACCTTCTTGTGCAATAAATCGTCGGGCTTTTCGTAGCGATTATGCCCGAGGGCACTCGCGACATCACTCGCCGTGAGCATATTCTCACGGAGCGCGAGCCACTCATCACTTCTCTGCTCGAAGTACGGACGATTCAGGAGTTCCTGAACTTTTGGATCGATGCACTGCATCGGAGCCTCTCCCCTTAAACCGCTTGTCCGTCTTAAGTAAGAGTTCAGCCGCGTTTTGTTCAGCCTGCTTTTTGGTACTTGCGTACCCACAACCCATTTTCCCGCCATCTACTATAAGTGACACTGCAAATATTCCGTTGTGATTTCCCTCAACCTGATACTCTGGCAAATCGATCTTCTCCGCCTGACACCACCTCATGAGCTGATCTTTGTAATTGTCGTCGTGATTCACATCAGTCTCAATTTTCTCAAAAGATTTTAAGATGAATTGTTTTGCGTAAACCATCCCAAGGTCGAGATAGATCGCCCCGATGAAAGCCTCGAAAACATCCTCGAGAATCTTTGGGTTGGTGTTCCATCCGTTACGGATACCCTTTTCATCCATGAGAATCCACTTGTCGAAACAAAGCTCCTTGGCAATCTCGCACAGGGTAGTTCCTCGGACCATCTTCGTACGAGCCTTGGTCAGAAAGCCCTCTTGCTCCTTCTCGTGGCGATCAAAGAGCCACTTTGTGACGACGAAACCTAAAACAGAATCACCCATAAATTCGAGCGTTTCGTACGAGGACGCGAGACCTTCATACCGCTTGAGCGCTGATTTATGGGTAAATGCGCGAAGATAATAGTCTGTATTTTTAACCTTAGTTCCCACAAGTGCGTCGAGGACACTTCTGGGAGGACCGGTTGCCGTCTCCATCTTTTATTATTACACAATCTATATTTTTAAGCCAGGGAAGGCAGTGCGTAGCACTAGATTCAGCAAGCCGCCTTCTTCACCTTTGGGCGCGCAGGCTTCTCCGCAACTA